TTCCTCTCCTGAACCAGAAGTTCCAGGTGCTCCAGGTGCTCCAGGTTCTCCTTCTCCACCCTCTTGTTGCAAATCACCAGGAAATTTCAATTCTCCAAATCCAAGATCAAGAGGTTCCGTAAGAAGATTATATGCTTCAGTAAAATCTCTTTCAATACCCATAAATCCAGATTCCATCTGAGTCAAAGCTCTGTTTATTTGTCCACTTTGATCAGTGAAATCAAAAGAAACTAAATTTGAAAATATACCAGTCAATAGACTACCAAAACCAGAAAGAACCTCTGTGGTTGATTTAATAAATCCACCCAAAATTCCAACCAATTTTTGTATTCTTCCGATTAACTGCTGTGCAAGATTAACAATGATTGGTAGATTTTGAAGTAACCATCCAACCATTAAGGTTCCAATAAAGTCTAATATTCTTCCAAGAAATCCTTTTGTGCTAGAAGCAACCGCTTTTCCTTGTCTTCTAATTGCACCACCAACAGTAGATGCTTCTACAATGTCCTCTTGTTCTCTTCTTCTAGATGCTTCTCTTCTTTTTTGAAATGTGTTTCTATCATTTGCCAGAGATTCTCGTTTAAATCTACTAGCACTAATCAAAGTGGTATTTAACTTTAATGTTGTTTTTTGTGTATTATTTAAACTTTTACTAAAAGAAGTTACAGATCTCTGTATTTTATCAACACTTAGTGATGAACTAAGTAGAGATCTTTGTGTTTTTTGTGTAGTTTCTGCCATATCAGACCGCTACCACATTATAGTGTACTTGAGAATATAACGTATAGAAGTTATCAGGATTTGATGTTGCGAATGTGGGAACATTATTAGCAGCACCCCCACTAACAGAAACTTGTTTAGAAGACTTTTGTTGTTGTGAAGGTAGTGGAACCGCAATAGGAGGAGGTTCTGGTACAGGTCCCATACCTTGTACTTTTGTTTGAGTAGTTTCAGTTTTCAATGGAGTAATCTGAGCTTCTTGTGTTTTTGCCGATTCTGTAGATTTTCCTTCCAATCCAGGTTGGACATTCGCTTCCACTCTTCCATATTCTGGTGCTTTTGCAAAATCTTGTTCTCCCATTCCCTGCTTTGCCGATCCTGCTACTTCAGAACTCGGTAAAGGCATAAAAGATAAAGAGTCAACTTTAGGAGTTGTTGGTTCTGGAGTTGGAGTTGGAGTTGGTGCCTGAGTTTCTGTAGGTTTTGGTCCAGGTGCATTTTCCTGAGGTTTAACTCCTCTTATTGCATCAAGACCACTTTTTCCAAGATCGCTACCAACCATATATCCACCAATCCCCAAAACCAAAGCTCCAGGAAGACCAAATGCTCTTCTTCCAATAGCACCAGCAACAGTAGATAACGCAGATCCAGTTGCTGCTCCAGCAACAGCTCTTCCAGGTTCTTCTCCAGTTAGTGCAACATCAACACCAGCACCAACCGCAGTGCCAGTCAAAGTTTTAAAAGTCATTCCCAATCCACCTGATGCTGCCCGAGCACCACCTGCTGCAGCAGCTCCTCCAGCTGCTGCTCTACTCATTCCAGGAATAACTTTTTTAAAGTTGCTTATAAACCAAGCAGCAGCTCCCTTAACACCACTTAAAAGTGCTTGTACAGGTCTCAAAAATAACTTTGAAGCAACTGCAGCAAATATTCTACTTACGAGTCGAGTAATAATATTCAGTGTTCCAAGTAATCCAAACCTAATGGCAGCATATACTCCTGCAACAATGCCAAGATTTTTTAGAACATTGTCTTTGATTGCATTTAACTGTTTGGTATTACCTTCCGAAAACGCTTTAAGTGTTTGAATGCCTTGATTCAATAACCACCCAGCCAAAAGAGTGGTGAAGAAACCCATTAAACGAGTGAGAGTAAAAGATGCTTTCTGAGCAACCCGTTGTACAGGTGATATTAATGCAGATTGTATTTTTCTTTCTACAATACTTTCTTGCCCTTCCCTCAGTCTTTGCTCAGCAAGAATCCTTTCTTGATTCTGATCTTGTATATCTTTTTGCCTTTCCAGTGCAGAGTTAACAGAAATATTTGTAAAAACTGCTTGAATTGATCCATTCAAAGCATTCATTTGCTGTGAAATGGATTGTAACTGATTAGAAACAGTACCTAATGCTAGAGAGTTCCTAGAGATTAAAGAAGTTGTGACTGGATCTGGTGCAGAAGATGCTCTACCAGTAAAAACATCGGCAGACACAGTTCTTCTAGCTAGTCTTAATCCTCCCGATAGTGGCGATTGTGGATCAGCCATTTATTCCTTGCTTTAGGTTTTCCTCTTCAATATACTGCTTGAGTAAAGAAATATAGATTTCTCTCTCCCAAGGTATCATATTTTCGAGTTCTGTCAAGCTATATTTATGGTGCTGCATCAACGCAAAGTTGACTTTATAGTATGACTCAAGATCTTCGTGAGCCATACTTACCCGAAAAAAGCAGATAATCCCTCCAGAACTACTTCACTTTCAACACCAGTATTTGGATTTTTGAGTTTAATAATATGTGAAAGTTTTGGCATTGTATCGAAAAACTTTTCGATTTGTTTAAACTGTTTTGAACTCAACTGTTCAACAAATTCTAGAAGTTCTTTTTTAGTACAATCTGATGCTGCCCAAGATTCTTCCTCAGAATAAACTTGTTCAATACAAGAAGCAATCAAATCAAAAGTTTCTGTAACTCCAATGTCTCCTGCAGCAAAGTTTGCTTTAATAAACTCATTCATAGATGGATATTTCATTCTTAAAGTCAGATTGTTGTCGAGTTTAATATCTCTCGAATGTTCATCATCAATCTGAACATTAATTTCGTCGAGATTAATCACAACAGGAACTTGAGTTATGTTATCATCTGGGCAAGTAATCAAAACTTCAACATCTTCTCCTACAGATTTTCCACGAATATTGAGGAACAGGTACTCAATATCAAATGTAGAAAGATCTTCAACTTTCACACCTTTTGTGAGAATACAGGAAGATATAACATTCTTTACAGCGTTTGCAATGTGCTTTGAATCTTCACTTTCCATTGCAATAATAAGAACTTTTTCTTCTTTGACTAGAAAAGGTCTATATTTTATGGATTGTTTTGTTGATGGTATTTCCAACTCATATGTTGGTGTAGCAATCTTTGGTAAAGGCATAATAATCCTTACAAATCAGTTAAAAATATTTAGAGGATTCTTCTAGATCCAATTACAGAAGATGATGTAGATATATCATCTTTTGGGATACTGTTAAGTATTTTCCCTTGGACTATTGCTTGTCCTGTTGGGGTATCGAACGGTCTAAATCTTACACCACCTGCACTAGCAGCACCAGGAGAAACTGGAACGTACAGTGGACGATTAGATGGAGTCTCGTTTATAAAGTTTGTTTTGATTTCTGGTATTTTATTATTGTCTTCTCTTCTGGCAATATCAATACTATATGTTCTACCACAAACATATCTTTCATAGTTAAAAGATGCACTTGCTTTTAAAATTGATGATGATTCATAACTAATCGCAGTTGAGTTGAGAGCAATAGGAAATAAACCATAGAATGTATACTCAATATATCTTCTATAATCTCTATCAAATTTAATAATTTTTGTAGAGTCTGTTTTATATTCATCAGGATATCTCATTCTATAAAAATATCCTTTACTATATGGAGATGCACCTGATCCACTCGACATATACTCCATCCAATGCTCAAAAAACTTTAAAGTTTTATAAGACTTATCAACATAAAACTCTAAATCAATCTGAGTAAATGTTCTGGTGTGTGCCATTGTTTCTCTCACACCAGTGTAGTTTCCAACAATATCTGCAGTTGCAAAAGAACTTCCAGGTAAAGATGCAGAGTTGCAAAGTAATCCAACAGATTCACCAATGAAAAACGAATCAATGCCTCTTGTTGCTAGATATCCTCTTAATCCAGGTTGAAGACCACCAAATATTACTTGATAATGAGAAGTTTGTGCCAGATTTGTAAACAGTGGTTTAAACTCTGTTATTTTTCTTGGTCTCGGTGCGGGCACTCTAAATACCTATTATGAGTCTTTTAGTTATTTAGATGTCATACAAGGGAAAATATAAACCATCATATCCTCAAAAATACAAAGGAGATCCCACCAATATCATATACAGATCATTGTGGGAACTCAGATTTATGAAATATTGTGATCTTAATGAAAAAGTTTTAGAATGGTCTTCGGAAGAAAAGTGTGTTCCATATCGTTCACCGATAGATAATCGTATTCATAGATATTTTCCAGATTTTATCATTAAAGTCAAAGAGGAAAATGGATCAATCAAAAAATATGTGATCGAGATTAAACCAAAAAGACAAACTATTCCTCCACCAAAACCAAAAAGGCAAACAAAAGGATATATCAGTGAAGCATATGAATATGCTAAAAATCAGGCAAAGTGGGCAGCGGCAAGAGAATGGTGTGCAGATCGTGGTTATGAGTTCAAGGTCATTACAGAAAATGAGTTAGGTATCAAGTAATGCCAAGAAAAACTCTAAAACAAAGACAAGGAAAGGATGTTACTGATACTGATAGTAATCAGAATCGAGTTCGTGCCATTCTTGATGGAATCACTGGAAAGGAGAGAGGTGATGATTTGATGTTGGAACTGTTGGAAGTGATTCCTGAAAGTGGAAAAATACCTCAGGTAGGTAAGTTTTATATCTTTGTCTACAATGCCAAAACTCCAAATATCCAATTTGATCAAAATCCTCTTGTTGCAGTAACTGATGTATTTCAATGGGGATTCAAAGGAATCAATATGCATTGGGGAGAAACTCGCCAATATACTTGGGATGAAGTTGCTGGATCTGTGTATGAAGTCTTTCCTTCGGAAATCAAGGACTTGCAAGCGATACCTTTTGCAAATTTCCGAATAAATAACTAAAAAAGAATAAATGGCAAATTCATTAAGTGGATTTAAACTAGCTGCTGATGGTATTGATTTATCACCGACATCTTCTAGTGCCAATTCATATTCAAGATCTACAGCAAAACAATCTGGTGGTGCTCAAATTTTGAGATACCCATTAGGTCGCCCTATTGATAGCACTTCAGATTATCTAGAAATAAAAATATTTAAATATCAACCAGCAAAACCATCTTTTGGTATTGCTGAGGTTCAAATTGGTGAAAACAAAGCATATAAACTGCAAGCACCTAACTTTTCACAATCACTCAGAAATAATCCACAAACATTAAAATATTTTATACAACTACCAATACCCCAATCTATTAGTGATACAACTTCTATAACTTGGGGAGAGGATAGGATTAATCCACTTGAAGCTTCTGGAGTAGCATTTGGTGCAGATGTAGTAAACAAAGGTCCTATCGAAGCAGGAAAACTACTTTTTGAATCAATTAAAAGTGGATATCAGGGATTAAACGAAACACAAGTTAGAGCATTAAACAACTATTTGGTTGCACAAGCCGTTGGAAACTTTGGCGGAAATGTAAGCCCACAAGGTCTTGTTACACGAGCAACTGGTCAAGTTCTCCAATCAAACTTAGAACTCTTATTCCAAGGTGTAAATCTTCGCTCATTTCCATTTGTATTTGATTTTGCTCCTAGAAATGATGCAGAGGGAAGAATTGTCAAACAAATAATCAATGTATTCAAGCGCACAATGTCTCCAAGAAATGGAGGTGCTGGATCTGGAACAAATACAAATGCTGGTTTGTTTATCAGTTCTCCAGACATTTATCAACTCACATATCGTTCTGGATCCCAAAAACATCCATTCTTAAATACATTTAAACCCTGTGCATTGAGTGATATTAGCGTTAACTACACTGCTTCAAATACATACGCAACATATGAGGATGGAACACCGGTTCATATCCAAATGACACTTACGTTTAAAGAGATTAATCCAGTCTATGAAGAAGATTACCAAGATTTAGAAAACAGTGGAGATACTTCAGTAGGTTACTAAAATGTCATACTTTAGAGAACTACCAGATTTAGATTATCAATCACCACTTTTACATAAAAACTCCTCAAGAGATTATGTAAGAGTCAAAAATCTATTTCGTAGAGTCAAACTTCTAGATTGGTTACAAGATAAAATCACATTATTTGATAAGTATCAAATACTTGAAGGATCAAGACCAGATACTGTTGCTTTAGAAATCTATGGTCGTCCAGATTATGATTGGGTTGTTTTGCTTACAGCAGGTATCGTAAACGTTCAAGATCAATGGCCACTTTCAAACAAAGATCTTTATGAGTATGTTGAAAACAAATATGGATCAACAAATATCAATGACATTCACCACTATGAAACTATTGAAGTCAAAGATTCAAGGGGGAGATTGATTCTTCCAAAAGGACAGATTGTAGATTCCAACTTTAAGATTGTTGTTTCTTATGGTGCTACTTATACTGGAATAAGGGAATATGGTAACGTCTCATATAATCCAGACTCAACAGGAGAAATTAACCCAGTTGTTGGAGTCACAAACTACGAATATGAGGTGAAAAAGAACGAAGATAAAAGACAAATTTTATTATTACGCCCAGTTTATCTGCAACAGTTCCTTAATGATATGAGAGTGATTATGAACTATGAAGAAAGTTCTCAGTACGTTGACAGTAAGTTAATTCGCACTGAGAACACTCGTCTCATCGGACCATAAGAGATTTAGTCTTTTATCAAAGATCATCACATATCGGTGCTTGCGGGAGCGGTCTTTCCATTCTCCTTCAGCACCTTTTATTTTACCTCTTGAATGTTTGGTGCCGTCTGAATAGTAGAAGTCTTTTTTAGAGTCTGTAAGACCGCAATATTTAAAGTTGCAAGCACGATAAATTGTACCATCGTGAAAATCAGAATCCGCGTAAGATATGATTGCTGAGACCTTTGTGTCTTTGCGAAACTGTCTAATCGCTTTTGCAACGAACCAAGAAGTAATGTTGTACTCCTGTGACTGTGTATCGGGGTGGATGCAAAGTCTTGAGAGTTCGAAGAGTCCTTGTTGT